GGTTTTGAATATAATCTTTTCCGAATCTGGTATGATACCAATGAGGAGTCCACCAGGTTTTATTCGTTTTCTAATTTCATGGATTGAAGTGAAGAATAAATCTCTTGATGCAAAAATATAGTGCAATGAAAAATTAAAACAAACCGTATCAAATTTTCTGTTCGGGCAGTTGCAAACATCACCTTCGTAGAAGTTTACACGCATGTGCATATTTTTTGCGCGTGCACGAGCCTCTTCTAGGGCTGATGGCTCTGGGTCGCACATGTTAATGTTCACCCCACACTTGTGCCATTTTTGAAGGTCTCCACCAAAACCACAACCTACATCGAGAATATGCTGACCCTTTTGGGATACAGACTGAATAAGATTTCTCTTTGCTTCGTTGTGATTCTTTCGAATCTCTTCCATGTGTAGAAAAGAACGGAAAACTTTAATTTGAAATTATTGAGGATGTCTTAGGTTCATTTCAACCAAAATCAGGGAATGAGTAAATTGGCAACACCCGTCGTTTTCTCAATTTCACCAGGTGTAGTGTCTTCTCGAGGAACGGGTTGTTTATCCCAGTACTCATGCATATTATGTAAATAGTAGCTTAAAGTTTTAAGTTCTAAAATTGATATAATGTCTCTTGAACAAGATTACACTACTGTACCTGGCCAGGTGTTCGCGTGTCTTTCCATTGTTGGTCCCGAGTGCCCCCAGAAGAATGACAAGTTTGGTATTAAGATTCGTGGAGCTTTCGCTACCCGTGATGAGGCGGCGAATCATGCCAAGCGTCTCCAGAAGGAGGATGCTACATTCGACATCTACGTAGTCGACATGTACAAGTGGCTTCTCATCCCACCCGATGCCGAAAAGATTGAGGATGTGCATTACACAAATGACAAGCTCGAGGAAATCATGACTGGGTACAAGGAGAACCAGGCCCAGGCTGCTCGCATGTTCAACGAGCGTAAGCAGGGTATGACTGCTAAGTTTACACCTGGGGATGATAATTCCACCTACTACAACAAGCCTGATGAGGCCCCCATCCCTCACCCAGCTGAGGTACTCGAGCGCCTCAAGAAGGAGAAGCCTGAGACACCTATGGAAGAACTCATCAAAGAGGCTGACAAGGTTGTGGCTGATGAGATTGCCGAACGCCAGAAGAAGCGTGAAGCTGAAGCCGAGGCTAGTAAGCTTGGCGAACTTAAGGAGGAGGAGGAGGAAGAGGAATCCGCGTAAATAATATTCGTATACAGTAAATAAAAATGCTTCTCACAATTCTAACAATATTGTTAGTTGGAGCTTTCTTTATTTTGTTTTTTAAACCAAAATACAATTTAAAAAACAAAACAGTTTCTACTGAAGTCGAGGTTTCAACTACTGACGGTTTCGTCGAAGATACGGATGATGCGTTTATTAATCCCAGGTATCCAACACAACTCATTAAAATGGATGAGACTGGTAGTATTAAACCTATCTATGGTGATATTGGTACATTCGTCGCGTATTCGTCTGTTCCGGAAGACCACTGGTTAAGTGGATTTCCACAAAAGGGTGTAAACAACGATATGTATGAAGACACTGACACCAAACTTTCGACCCGTATAAGGGACCTCAGTAAATAATTAAGTATACCTGAGAATTACAGGCTGCATGGTCTTACCCATGAAAAAACCCAAAAGAAATACAGCAAATGCGATAATCCATGTAGATTTGTCAACATTGTTAAAGAGGTCGAATTTCTCATTCTGGGGTGGGGGTTGGGGGTAATTCATTTCACTGGGATGAAAATAATATGGTTGGTCTTGTACCAACTCTTCCTTATTATCTTCTTCCTTACCATGGTTCAGGGGGTCAAGAGTCGGGTTATATTCAATGGGATTACCAATGTCTGTTTCCATTTTCTAATATAGTTCGTGTTTTTTTTAAGCTTATTCTTCCTCACTTTCACTTTCACTCGCTTCGTCATCATCAACTACAAAATCTTTCAAGTTTCCATTCTCATCTGCATCGTCATCGTCGTCACTCTCATCATCTGATTTGTATTCATCCTCGGTATCAATGAGTGATTCAGAATCAGTGTCATCATGTTCATCCGTAGCATAATCGTCATCTAATACAGTCTCTACTGGTACATAAAGAGCTGGCTTCTTTACAGCCCTTCCAAATCTAGTGCGGGTACTAACAACCATTTAATTACTTTAAGTACTGTTCTGTTTAAGTATCTTTAGGGTACAATTTACTGGTTAAACTAGAGGATAAGACGTGTACTCTAGATTTACTTTTCGTACACACTGGACATTTCTGTTTTATTTTGTTTTTGGTTATGGTGTACGACATTGTCTTGTTTTCGTGTTCCCCTGAGATAGTTTCACAGTATTTAGATGATGTCATGACTAAAAAGGTGTTGTTATTCTTGGTAATATTCGCTATGCAAATATCTTCTTTGTGTTTCATGTTTCGATTGATGTATTTTTCTAGTTCTGGTTTTACATCCATTTGTTTAATTTGAGGCTTTTCTACATTCTTTTTGATTTCTGGACACTTACTGATGACTTCCTTTTTTGGGTAAAGTTTATCAATAATGTCGCTCGTCAATTGATGTCGGCGGCCACAAAAGTGTTCACAAAAGCCATCGCGACGTCCAAGAATAGTTTCATGTCGACTGAAACATTTCTGGAGAATGAACTTTCCACTGAGTATAAACCACACGTGATTCGAACTGTGATTCCTTTTTACATTTTCACAGTATCTAGAAGTTGTCGCCGCATAATACGTTTCCTTATGCTTGAAAAGTTTTGTCAGGTATGCACCACCCTGTCCCTCCATATTTTTTCTGATAAACGTTTCGATTCTATTCTTCAAATCCTCATCATAAATTTCATCCTTCGTTTGATCTTCTGAAAAAGAAGCCTCTTTGGCTCGTATGGACACTGAAGGTGGTTCAACTGAAACTGTTGTAGGTGCATCGGTTCGAACAGCTGACATTTTAAGAATTTTGACGGACGGTTCTTGACTTATTCTCGTGAGAGAACCAGTACTGTAAATGAAAACTGGGAGATACGCCAACTGATCAACCCTACCATTTTCACAATCTTTACAACCCCGACCACCACACGCTTCATGTTTTGCTCGTTTGTATGACCATGGCATCCTAAACCCACTCCCCTTTGTTTTTCTACGTGTGTCCCCGTACACTGAGGAGTCGACAATTTCGTTCCAGTCCTTATCACCCTTAAATTTAGAAAGAGACACCAGAATATGTTCACGAAGTGCTACAGCTGAACTCTGATCAACCACAAAGTCGGGCCAATTGAGATGTACACCCGTTTTCATTAGATTTCCAGATACCTTTGGTGGTGATACAGAAACGAGACATTCTTTACCACCATGAAATTTAACCGTTTCACAAATATTTGTGGATATATCACGGATATCGTCAATACCTAGAGGATCGACATCTTTATAGTCGATGTCAACGAAAAAGTTATATGTATCACTCTTCTGTTCGACAACGTAAATCTTTTCACCAGATTTTACAGACTGTATATACACATCATAAAATTCATTCAATCTATCAAATGGCACGGAGAGTTTACCCCCATCCATGAGCACATGTGATAGATTGGTAGCATTATTGAATTTTTGCGACCAATTCTTAAACATACCTTATTCTTGTTCTTCATCTCTAAACCATTTCATACAAGAGACGTCCTGATATTCTCGATTTTGAGAAATTTGCTTTTTAAAGGTGAGTAGTTCATAAACAGTTTTACTTTCATTATCTTTGAACCATTGTTCCACCTCCTGTTCACATAGACCCCTATTCTTCTCAAGTAATTCACCAATCTGTCTTAAAATAAAAGCCTTAGACTTCATTATTTAATAGAGAAGGTTTTTCTATTGTGAGAACTCACACATGCATAGAATTGAGGATTCTTGATGACATTATCGATGATGAGTTTCCATCTCTTTCTCCCGTTAAACTCTTCAAGGGTGTCATAGCTCATGAAATCATTCTCATCATGGGTTTTACGAATAGGTTGATTGTTCATCTTTTTAATTTGTGTTTTGTGTTTCTCTTCATAAAACTTTCGAATTTGTGATTGTTGTTCAGACCGATTGTAGTCAACAAAAAATATAAATACGTTATATTCTAGGTCAACTGTCGGACTTTCTTTATGTATAAACTTAAACTCTGTATATTCTCCATTTTTTAGTGAAACAACCCCGCGTGTCTCTTCTTCTAACTCCCTTAGTGCGGTTCGAAGAGGGTTATAAATCTCCCTTCGTCTACATCCTCCCGTCACGAAAATCCAATCTTTAAATCTCCAGTCCCTTACTGTGAGAAACCGTGGTTTCCCGTCAGCAAAGCTAACCGGTACTGCAATTGCTTTGTACTTTTTCATCGCGCATTCGCAAGTTATAATAAGGGGATATGATTATTCCTCGGATTTTTCATCCACCTCCTCAACACTTTCGAGCTTCTTTTCTGGTACGGGAACAGGTACGACTGGCTCTGGGGGTGGGGCTAGGTGTCGAACGACCTGGGCTGAGAAACTCTTGAAATTGTCGATATCCTGCTTAGTCTTGTTTAACTCCTTAAACAGAAAGATAATACCTAGAGCACAAATAATAGTTGCGACGACAAAGAGAGTGTCTTTATTCACGGGAACCATTTATAAAAGAAAATGTCATTTTCTTTTTAAGTAATTACACCCATCTTAGTCCTACCCGAGGAAGGGCACTCATAGGGGCTCTGAGCAAACTGAACGGCTTCGTAATGCGCGTTTTCACATGATTTGCTTGTTGGTTGTGTAGGTTGACCAACAAACTTTTCAAGTGTCCTGGAGTTAGGATCGTACGTCAATACAAAAACGATGGCAAGGAGAAAGAATACTTTCCAAAACATCTTTACTAATTAGTTAGAATATAATAGACCACCCATACCATTCTCAATGCGAAGTACATTGTAGTTTACAGCATAGATGTTATCACCAACACTCTGGTTGTCGTTAATGAGACGGGCAGAGTCGAGGCGAGAGAAGTTGAGGGTGCCAGTGGGCTGGAGCTTACCAGCATCGAGGCAGAATGGGTAGAAGAAGAGTGTCTTGGCTGTACCCAAAGAAGCATTTGTGGTGTGGTAGTAGAGGGGTACAGTGGAGAAGTTGGGATCAGCAAACTTGTAATCCGCAACATCAGTACCGTTAATTTGGAGCTTGAGCTTGTTGTCATCGTTGAGGATGGCGAGAGCACTGGCCTTCGCAGAAGCGAGGTACTTCACGGGGTGGTTAAAGTTGAGCTCCTGGATCTTGTTGCCCGAGGAGATCGCCTTCTGGACCTGGGTGATGAGCATGTTCTGGGGCTCAGCGGCGAACATCTCACGCTCCTGGGTATCGAGGTACGCGTAGTTCGCATAGACATCCCACTTGTCGGTAGCCGCAGTGGAACCCCAAGTGATACGGAGCTCAACATCGTGGTACTGGAGGGAGATGAGGGGGAGGGAGGTTTGCCAGTTCTCACAGAAGGCGAACCGGAGGGGGTAGAACCGGTAGTTGGTGCCACCAGCGGAGAAGTCGCCGGCGATAGACTTCGAGGAAGTAGTCGCCGAAAGGGTGGGGGCGATGAGAGTAGAGTAGGTGGAATCTTGTTCATCGATGACCTGACCACCGACGAGGAGTTCCACCTTGGAAATCTTGTTCATCCAATCCGCGGCGCTGTAAGCAGTAGCGGCGGTACCACTGTTGGGGACGAGGTACACATAGCCGAGCATATCACCCTTGCGCTCGAAGCGGACGGTGGACATACCGTTGTTCGAGACGTTGCCCTGAATGACCTGACGCTCGGTAGTTTGGGAAAAGTTAGTATGACGCTTATAGGTCGACCTGAAAAAGCTTACTTGGGGGTCGCCAACGAGGTGCACATCCTGGGCACCGACAGCTACGAGTTGGGCAATACCACCAGACATTTTATAATATAGTGAGACTTTATTTTTAAGCTGGGAGGGGGCAATCAACTTCGTTGATTGGAACGAGTGACTTAGATAGAATCTGTGCAGGTCTTCACGGTTTTAAATTTGTTGTAAAGGAGTTCATAGATGTTTACAATTGGGGGTGTATCAGATTCAACTTCGACAACAACATCACCGATGGTATTAGAATGAGCCACACGTAAATCGTGGTTTACCCACATCTTAAAAACTCCTCGAATGATGTACTTATCGGTATCTTTGATTATCCTGATTTCATTTATACCCAACGAAGAAATTGAACCTATTGAAGCGTATGGATTAATGACAGTGAGTCCATTAGAGAGAGTAATCGTCTCGTTTAAGATAACACCCAAAATAATTAAAGGACGACCTTACAGTTTACTAGGGCTGCTTTATGAACTGCATTTGCTTCGTCTGTTTCTGCACCAGTGGCGTCTATGTTTTTGATAGTGTACGATACTCTCGTCTCACTCGTTTGTTCCCAAACTAACTGCCCATTTGAATCTAACACATCAACTTCCTCTGTTCGCGTTTCTATTTCATAACCGGGAAGTGGTTCTTTCGTTTCTATGAGTTTCAAAATCTTTCTAACTCTTCTAGTCATTTGCTCGTATTCTTCTTTTTTGGATGTGGATAGTGATTCGTATTCTTCAATTCTGATGTCTGTTATTTCTGTATTGAAGTATGTGACCGCATAACTTTCTCTGTCAGATTCATCTAGTGCATCATACGCTTCTTCTGTGATTTCTGGTGTGAAAGTACGGGATGTATAGTCTTCATGTGCTGGAACTGATACGAGAGTGCTTTTAGTGTAATACACTTCGTCAATTTCCACGATTTTGTTGTCATGTATATGAGCTTCAGAACCATCCTCGGGTAGATCTGAGTATTCGCGTTTTACATAGTACGTGACATCTCGTGTTTCCCTCACAACCCTTTTAACGGGTACCTGTGTTGGAATAAAATCGCAATCTTGAAGTATTTTGGCAACTGTGTAATTATGAACGAGGTCGTCCGATTGTTTCATACCGTAACCAGCTACATTTGATGTCGTGATGTAGTCACCAGATTGTAAATTTTCAACATCAATCACCCAAACCTTCCCATCTCTAGACGTATTGATGAGTATCTCATTGTTTATGGTCTCTACATTCTCTTCGGACACGACACCATAACATTTGGTATCATACGACGAAGTCGATATATATACGTCAGGTTTATTCGCACTCACTATCAAACCGTGGTAATTGTCTATATTAGACACGTTCACGTTTGACACACCTGTTTTCACGTTTGGAAGTTCTGTAGCAATTTCTTGTACGCTCTTGATTAAGTATGGTATGAGACCTACATAATTTACTGTCGCGGGTTCTGGTCCCCACCCAGAATAGTCGGGGTCTATCGTAATATCAGGGTTACGATACGGCTTCTCTATAGCTGGGTCTGCACCAGTGCCTAATTTGACAAGATGTCTCAATTCTGGTGCATCATACCAAATATCCTGAGCTATCAGTCCAGACTCAGTTTGGTACATGACACCTTCCCCCTCATTGGGTAGGATACTACTTTTATTCATTTTATGGTACAGCTGTGGGTCAAGTTTCGATATTGTATCCGTGGCGCGTGTAATTCGTTTTTCATTAATTTTTAGACGGTCGTCCGACGTACTACCCACTGTACCTGTCCCAAGAATATCACCACTACGCGCATCAAGAAGAATTCTACAGTCGTTATTGTAATCTCTTACACCAATACTCCACCACGTTCTGTACCTAGAGTTATGGGTGGTGTAACTCCCACCATCACCAGTGCCTGCTAAGATGCCACAATAACCGTAACCAGATGGCAAATCTACACCATCATTCGCGTATATCCGGGATACAGCCCGCATAGTTCCATTCACATCTAATCTGTAACTGGGTCCGGTCTCATTGATGCCGATGGATCCATCGTGGTCTATACACATACGTTCATTGGCTGGCCCGAGAACATTATTATTGTTATTATCATGGTCAGTATAGAAGCATAAAGATGCGCTGCCACCACCTGCACTCTCAAAACGACACCCAACCCCAGCTACTGGTCCGTCACCGGAACCACCAGTATCATTCGTATCAAACTCAAGTAGACCCCAAGGTTGTGTAGTGCTCCAATCACTAGCTCCTCTTCTATTATGTATCTTAAGTTTGATGGGGTCTGTGATATTGGAACTAGACGTCGAAGCGGAAAGCTGCAACATACATTCAGGATTATTTGTCCCTATTCCGACGCGTCCAGTTTCGTCAATATGCATACGTTCTATCGCATTTGTATAACCGCTCGTATCACCACCAGTAAAAAAACGTATACCACTAAGAGTAGTAACCGAATTCATAAAATCTAGATAATTATCGGACTGCAAAATAGCACTTTCTGCAATACCACCATCCTGCCGAAACTCAATTCTAGGATTATCATCCTCATTATTATTGTCAGTATCCGCTTCCAAAATCAAAACACAATCACCCGAAGTTCCGGATGATAGATGCAACCGTCCCTGTGGATCATTCGTCCCGATGCCGATGTTGCCACCATTTACAATCGAAAAAACTTCACCACCAGATGGGGCATCTACGGTAATACGTGGTGTGCCACCACCATCTGTTTTAATCCGATGCTGGAAACCGTGCGTATTCCAATTCGTAGCCGCACCTGTATAACCAGATGCCCCCGCGATGAGATATGGTGCATTTTGATTAGACGAATAGGATACGACTGGTGCTATGATTGCTCCACGCACATCTAATTTTTCAAGTGGATTCGTCGTCCCGATCCCGACGTTGCCGGTCAACCCCATGATGCGCATAATTTCACCGGGTCCACCACCACCGCTATTTCCAAATGCTATGCCATAGTCACCACCGGTTCCAGTGGGATTAAAATCGATATATCCCTGTTCGGTGGTATCGACAAGTCTCTGTAATCTCAGACTAAAATCACTCCATCCAGTACCAGCTCCAGTCTTTGTTTCAATAATTTCAAAATGACCCACACTCCCACCAGCAAATGCATTCTCGGTGTGAAATAACTTAGTTGTTGCCGATATCTCACTTGGTTCTTCCACATGAAGACGGGCATCCGGATCCGTCGTCCCGATCCCGACGCGATTATTATGGTCAATGAACATAGCTGGTAGAGCATCACTTTCATATTGATCTCGGTTCGTGTGAAAATGAAGTGCCATTTTACCACCTGCACCAATAGTTTTGGCTGACATCCCAGCGTAATGTGGTTCGGCCCCACCGTTATCATCATTCTTAAATAGATAGGCACCAATGAATTCACCATCAAGGATATCGTTATCATCACGCGTGGCGATATACTCAAACCCGGTAGAACTTGAACCTTCGAGACGCCGTCCCCCATTTACTCCCACTGGATTCGTCGTCCCGATACCCACATTACCAGAACCCGTTATACGCATTTTTTCAGATGAAGCTTCCCTGAAAATGATATCACCCGTGTTACCCGAACCCCCCCAGTTCGAGTCCACGTATAAATCTCCACCCGCCCCACCAGTGATTCGAACCTTTGTATCATCATCTGAGTCATCTAATAGCACCGTTGGGATTGCGTTACGTATATGTAATACGTTGTCCGGATTCGTCGTCCCGATCCCGACGTTGCCGGTACCGTCTACCAAAAGACCGACGACACCCGAATTAAAGTTTGTGGGGGCGGCACCCCCTTGTGCGACATCCGAAACCCCGGTATCAAAATTGTAGTGGCCCTGGCAATTCAGGTATGCGTCCATTGCACCAGAGGTGTTTGTTGTGGGGTCTTTGAGCCACAACTGGTATTCATAAATCCCACTACTTCCAACGTATACGTATCCTATATCGACGGCTCTTAATGAGCTGGAATTTTGTGTACCCTGTGCCGAATACACTAACTGACGACCGGAATGATCCACGTCCTCACCATGTAAAATAATTTGGAATTGGTACATTTGATACCCGCTATTTGAGGCATTTAGGGATACATCTAGACGAATACCCGTTGTGCTATTTGTCCTTACATTACCCAAATAAACGTAGGCGAGTTCGCTCCTGTTCCAGTCCCTCCGTTTCCTGTACGTCGCCGTACCCAAAACGGTCTCACCCGAAATCTCAACATCTCCCGAAAAGGCTTGAACGTTCGTCTGTGCCATTTATAAGTACCGTACAATTTTTTTAGGAGGCTGGGGCGCTCCTCCTAAAAAAATTGGGTGTTCTTTAGCAGTCTGGGGCGCTCCTCCTAAAAAAAATGGGTGTTCTTTAGCAGTCTGGAGCGCTCCTAAATAAATTGATGTTTTGGTGATTTTGTTGAGGGATTTAGTATCCAAAAGTTATCACATCTGTAGAACCTTCAGTGATTTTAGTCACCGCGCCACTGGCATGGGCTGAGATGTATTCGATGAAAATATTGTAGTTTCCAGCAGCTGCCATATCGGTTGTTGGTGCGAGGGCTACAGTTGTGGTAGTAACAGCAACTGCACTGTTCCATGGATTTGTACTCGCACTACCAAATACACTGGTAGGACCCTTTGCGATGGTTAAGGGTGTTCCTCCCGTTCTATGACCACCACCACACTCCATCGAAAGTGTACTGACTTCATCATCACTCTCAATGAGATGTGCTACAATCTTGGCATAGAAGACGTGGGCAGAAAATGTAATTTTAATTGTGGAATCCGCAATAGTTTGACCACTATCGAGAGCTCCTGTAAAGGAGTAGGTCTTCTTTGTCACCTGGCCAGTATTGGTGATGAGACCCCCTGTGACATAGGCACGTTCCCCGACGTATACATCCTTCGCAATACCGACACCACCAGCTGCCTTGAGAGCACCTGTAGTTGATGATGTCGCCTCTGTCGCATCGGTTAGGGTCATCACACCCGAGGCGTTTAGGGTAGTTATAGTCGCTGCATTAGACCCAGCTAGAGTACCATATACGTTGGTCCCCGAGATGGTCGCACCCTTCACCATGGCCGAGGCTGTCAAGTCGCTTACTGCAGCTGTATTGGAGCCAGCTAGGGTACCGTAGAGGTTTGTACCTGTGATGGTCGCACCCTTTACCATGGCCGATGCTGTCAAGTCGCTTACAGCAGCTGTATTAGACCCAGCTAGAGTACCATAAACATTGGTCCCTGAGATTGTAGCAGCCTTCACCATAGCCGAGGCTGTCAAGTCGCTTACAGCCGCTGTATTGGACCCAGCTAGTGTACCATAGAGGTTTGTTCCCGTGAGGGTTGCACCCTTTATAGTCCCAGAGGCTGTCAGGTCGCTTACAGCCGCTGTATTGGACCCAGCTAGGGTACCATAGAGGTTTGTTCCCGTGATGGTCGTACCTCTAAATGTAGTAGCATAGACACTTTGAGCGACCCCCAAACCACCTGAAACTATTAAAGCTCCATTTGTTGTGCTCGTAGCATCCGTGGTGTTCGTGAGAGTCGTGATACCCGCGGGGGTCATGGTGAGTCTCGCGTTTGTTCCCACATCTGATGCATGGTTCGAAATGTTGAACGTATCGTTGATAGAGTTATCAATACCCACAGAAAAGGCTTCACCTCCATTGACAGTGAAGGACGCCACTGGGTCTGCTGTAGTTCCAGTGGCTTCGAGGGCTACCCGAGCATCGTTTCCATCCCCGTTGATATAGACGCCACCTACACTATTAGCCATCACGTGGACGGGTCTGGTCGTAGAGATGGTTCCTACACCCACATGGGACCCAGCATATACATTTGTAGAGTGGATGTTTGAAGCCACTCCCAAACCACCCAAAACCACGAGGGCGCCTCCACTCGTGGAAGATGTATCCGTTGTATCTTGTATCCTTGCGTCACCATTGACATCGAGGTTTCGTAAGGGTGTCCCCTCGTTGATACCAACGTTGGAGGTACTCACATCCACGAAAAGGTTGGAGGCGGCACCAACAGTGAGGTCTCCACTTAGTAAGGATGTACCAACAACATTCATATTCTCTTCAACTATCAAGTCGTGACGCACCTCTACATTTCCATAGAAATCTATGAGCATTCTGTGGTCGGCATCGTCGAGATGAAGAATATGGTTATCCGTAAAAGTATTTTGTGTGTAGCTCAATGAAAAGCGGTGTTCATCTGCGTGATAGATGAGAGCAACGTTGGCATACTCGAGGGGGTCACCCTCTTGGTGTTCAATCATGAAACCACTATCCAACTGGGAAGCCGAATTGTTCGCGGCGACACCAAATATGCGATCAGAAATTGTTACAGACTCAGAGTTTAGGATGGTGGTGTTACCACTCAGTGTGATATTACCTAAGAATTCGGCTTCCGAAGCTGAAATCACGTATTTACCTGAGGATTTTTCGATATATACAGGAGACTTTTCAAAGAATCCATCAGTCCCCACCATTGGGAGGTACTTGTTGTTAGGATCTGTGAGGTCTGCGACCGAGATATTTCCACCTACGATGGCATTTGATGTAGTCACGATACTCGTGGTCGAGTTTGTGAACGACATGATGTTCGAGACCACGTTTCCAGCCGCAGAGACTTGTTCGAACGTTTGGAGTTGGGTCAAGAGATTGGATGGTTCAATCTTCTGAAAGTCGTTATTTTGGTCGCTCACATAAACCCAATTGATATCCCCCTCGTCAAGAACAATTTGGGCGTTGGGAACATCATTGGCACGACCGATACCCGTGACGAAGATAGTGCCATTAGTTTCGCCAACTTTAACCACCACTCCCACATTTTGAATACTATCTGGAACTGAGTCGGTGTAAAAAGGTTTCACATTTGACAACCCACCTGCGACGGTATTACTCACATACAAAGTTTCACCTTCTATGAAACCTAGTGTATTTACACTTTGTGCTCTACCATACGCCACAGCGACACCCTGACCACCTTGTGTGATAGTATCATCATTTACTATACCAATTGCGGGCATCGTAGATGGACTATCAGCTCTCGCAAGTCCAACATTTACAATGTTTTGATTGTGGGCACCCGTGACATATACCACATCACCTTTTGAAAGGTCGGTACCAGCGTCATTACGAATACGTATATATGTATGCAGGGGGTACTCATTTATCCAATCCGCCCCGCTATAGACGAGTAACTGATCAGCGACGGGTGTATTGATGCTCACGTTCGCCATTTGATTCAGCTTCACTTCGACGTTCGAAGTGAGGTCAGTGAGGATGGCAGTTGTGGGATGGTTTAGGGTGAGAGTGCCATCAGTGGTTAGATTGGAAGACACATAAGCGTTCCCAACAACGTGAAGATTTGAGGTTGGGTTCACCGTTCCAAGTCCTATGGACTTGTCCACTGCATCTACATGGAAGGTATCCGTGTCAACAGTTAAATTTGAGCTGACGTAGACATTACCAACAACGTGCAACTTGGCGTTAGGGTTTACAGTCCCGACTCCAACGAAGTCGTTCTCCGCATCCACATGAAGGGTGTCAGTATCCACAGTTAAATTTGAAGATACATAGGCGTTTCCAACAACGTGCAACTCAGCGTTAGGATTTTTAGTGTTGATACCAACGTGGTCAGCCTCCACGTCTACATGGAGGGTATCACCATCCACAGTTAGGTTTGATGACACATAGGCGTTTCCGACAACGTGCAATTCAGCGTTGGGGTTTTTGGTGTTGATGCCAACGTGGTCAGCCTCGACATCAACGTGAAGGGTATCACCATCCACAGTTAAGTTTGAGCTGACATACACATTACCAACAACATGGAGATTAGCGTCGGGATTCACTGTCTCAATTCCTACAGATTTGTTCTCCACATCAACATGGAAAGTATCCGTGTCAACAGTTAAGTTTGAACCGACATACACATTTCCAACGACATGAAGTTCGGCATCGGGTGTTTTTGTTTTGATACCAACACGTTCTACCGAAGATTCAACATGAAGGGTATTAGTAGCTACAGTTAAGTCTTCAGAAATGTAAGTATTTCCCACAACATGGAGGTTAGCATCGGGGTTTTTGGTCTCAATTCCAACGGACTTGTTTTCCACATCGACATGAAGGGTATCCCCATCCACAGTTAAGTTCGAGCTGACGTACACATTACCAACAACATGGAGGTTAGCATCAGGGTTCTTGGTCTCAATTCCAACAGACTTGTTTTCCACATCGACATGAAGCGTGTCTCCATCCACGGTTAGGTTTGAGCTGACGTACACATTACCAACAACATGGAGGTTAGCGTCAGGATTCTTGGTCTCAATTCCAACAGACTTGTTTTCCACATCCACATGGAAAGTGTCTGTATCCACAGTTAAGTTTGAGCTGACATACACATTACCAACAACGTGGAGGTTGGCGTTAGGATTTTTAGTGTTGATACCAACGGAGTCGTTCTCCGCATCAACGTGAAGGGTATCCCCATCCACGGTCAGGTTTGAAGACACGTACACATTACCAACAACATGTAATTCTGCGTCGGGACTTGTTGTTTTTATACCCACATTAGATTCTGTTAGAACACCACCGTACACGTGTACATCCAGGTCTTCCGAAACTATCGGAGTAATCGTATTACTGTACGCACTACTTTGTGTGTAGGCGAGTACCATCTCATTTTCAACTTCTTTAAAACCGACCGTGACATTGGACCCTGGTCGAGTCATAACAAGACCGAGGTCAAGGGTCGTATCCTCAGATGTATTGTTTTTACCAATTTCTATGATGGCATCTTCAATAATTAAGTTTTCCGTTGTAATCGTAGTGATCCCACCATTTACAGCTAGATTTCCTTCTATAGAAACACCACCATTGACTACAAGAACGTTCGACGGTCCTACATCATCTATATACACATTTGAACCGATACTTAACGTATGACCTGGTGAAGTATTTGCAATACCCACTTTACCTGTAGTGACAATTGCAGTAGTATTATTATTAAAAATTATAGTATTCGATGTGGCATTACCTTGGTTGGCAACCTCGTCAAGACCAACATTACCAATAATATCTTGTGCTGATTCACCAGATTCGGTTAATTCTTTTGTTAATGTGTTATACATCATTAATACAACTTCAGGTTTACCAACATAACCGGGGAAGTTGCGAACTGGTGTTATATAAACAGCCCCAGCATCCGATGCATCAACTACGGTATTACTCGCATTTAGAACAATCGTATTCTCACCCTGGTCTTCTTGGACATTTTTACCAAACCTAATCTTCGTCGACCTTTCAATGGTCGGCAAGGTCTTGACCATTTATTATAGTGTTGTATTTTAATTTGCATAGAGGAGACCTGCCATCCCATTTTCTATCCGAAGTATGTTGTAGTTTACTGCATAGATTGGGTCATTGATATTCATAGACTCACTCATGATAGTAGCCGAAGAGAGACGACTGAAGTTGAGTGTTCCTGTGGGTTGTAAGCTGGACGTGGAGAGACAGAAACAATAAAGGAAGAAATCTGGGGAAGTCACGAAGTTTGTGTGATAATAGCTCATCACATCTATGAAGTGTGGTTTACCCCATCTGTAGTTGCTCACATCGAGACCATTAATGTTCAATTTAATCTTGTTTGTGGGGGATGTAAGGGCACCATCTGTGGTTGTATCCGAGGATGCGAGATACTTTACGGGGTGGTTAAATGTAAGTTCTTGAATGAGAGCGTTTGAGGGGATGTTTTTCTGTACCTGTGTAATGAGAAGATCGTGCTTCCTTGTGGCAACCTGACCACGTTCTTCATTGTCGAGGTAATAGTAATTTGCGAAACACTCAACATTGTAATTAGAGGCTGCAGTGGCCCAATGAACCCTGATTTCGACATTGTGATAGTTTAGGGCTACGAGGGGGAGCGCACATTGTGGCCCCTCACAGAAAAAGAAACGAAGGGGGTAAAAGAAAGAACGAGCGGAAATACCTGGGTGTGTACCATTCGCACTCCTAGATACATTTTGAGCAAACGTATCAATAGCAATCTTCTCTGTGAAGATGGCATCTTGAGTGTCAACGACGGAACCACCAATCAAAAGCTCTACTTTATCAATAATGGTATCCCATCGCTGAATATCGAGAGCTTGATTTGTATCATCAAGTGTAAAATAGACATAACTGAGAAGATCACCAGATCTCTCAAATTGGACGCTAGACATAGAATTGTTTTTCACCGCTCCATGGATGGTTTGTTTTTCAATGGATTGTGAAAAATTAGCATGGCGTTTGAATGTTG